GTCGGCGTCAAGGTAACCCGCACCACCCGGCATGGGCTGCCGTCCGCGCTCGGCGGCGTCGCGTCCGCGCTTGGCGGCACGCTTACGGTTCTGGCGGCTTGGCTTTTGACGTTTCGTCTGTGGTTGAGTGCCTGGCGCAGGAGCGTTGCCAGGAGCACGATCACGCTTGCGACCAGCGCGAGAACGTGGAGGGGCATTGTTCGTGTTGCTCATCGATTCTAATGAGCGGTGAAATGATTTTCGGAACCCCGGTGCGACCGGAACAGCGGGACACATTAGGTACTGTGCCCCAGTGCATCGATTTAGGCTCGACGCACAAAGCCTCCCCGAACGGGGTCACGTCGGCTTGGTAGGGCCAGTCGCCTCCGACTTGCCCTTATCCTTTCCAAACTTCGCCTCATGAACGAGCTTTGCCTTACCAGCACAATCGCGGCAGCGAAAGGGGAGGCCTTGCTCCAGCTTCGCACGCTGCGGCGTGCTAAGCAACGGGGCTAAGAAACGTTTGGCACAGTCACGGCAGTCCCCTACCGGCACCATGGCAGGCTCGACCTTCAACGAGCCTGACTTTGCTGCGATGTCCACAGCCTCACGCAAATCCTCCCTCTCTTCCGGCGTCAATACCACCTTAGCGACCGCTGGAAACGGTAGGCCAACCTCGGCAGACAGAACGTCAGTCACCATTCCCCCAGGAGCTGTGACAGGCACAGGGCGGAAGAACAGCGGGGCTTTAAAGAGCATTTGCGGGTCGAAGACGCAATGGTCAAGGTGAGGTTGCACCAAGTCCAGCATCAAATCGGGACAGCGCTGAGTCCAGAAGTCCTCCATCCACCCAGTGGCATTGAGGTTTGGAAACTGCTCGCTATCTTCGACGCCTGCGTAAAAGGACGCCAGGTCTTTTTGGATCGCATCAGGCCTCCCAAACACCTTAATCACCATCATGGCATATGCACCAATCAATGGGGTGTTCCTATCAGAGAGGTACAGCCCTATCATGCGCTGCTGAAGCTTCACACGGGGCGTCTGTTCCTGACCGGCGGCAGCATAGCCGCACACATGGATCTTGGAGCATATCCTGGGTAAGTCGCAGGTAGACGACAAATCCCCGGTCCAGACATACGGGCCATAGAAGCGTGAAATGAAGTTCACGCCTGGCTCAGGAGCCTGCTTCTGCTCGACCTCAAGAACGAGGCCAACGGCTTTCCCGGTTGCGACCAGGTGATCCGTACCAATGTACCTACTAAGGCTGTCGTCCCCCATGTAGATGCCGCAAACCTTACGCGCATCGGCGGGCTCACGGAAACCATCTGCAAGACGCTCGGTGCGCGCCGCGACATAATCCTTGGCATAGTTAAACAGCGTGTTCCCGACGGTGGTGTCCGCGAAGCCGGACCCGCGCCCACACAGTTGTTCGTACAAGACTCCCTCGAGGGCCACGGGGTTACAGTGGCTCGCCTTGAGTCCTTTCTCGAGTTCGAGGTGGGTGCTCGGGTGGAATACCCCATAGCAAATGTTCCCCTCCCACGCACGCTCGACGGGGCAGATGGTGCTGTCCCACTTGTCGCCATCGGACATGGTCGCCCTACCGCTCGCACACACCTCGGCTACCCGTGTTGCGATCGATTTAGGCGTCATGCCGGGCGCGTACCACCCTTCTCCGTCCACACCAAAATGCTTCACCATAGCCTTGTGAAGCGGGATCATAAACCTAGACCACAACAGTTTGTGCGCGGGCTCATCAGGACTGATTATCCGCGGGGCGGCAACCTTCTGCGCAGGCTCCGCCTTCTTGAACGCATGGACGCGTTGCTCCGGGTCAGCCAATGAGGCGACCAGAGTTCCTTGATCAAGAATATTCTGTTGCGATGGTCGTGGCTGGTTCTCACGCACCTCGTCCTCGGTGACGGGGAATAGCG